ACTATTAATAGCATTGTTTGAAGTACTAGATGATATGCTTCTATTTACAGTAGCATTAACATTACTTAACAATGTGTTTGTTGATGCAATGATTGAACGAGCTCTTGAACTTCGTCTCGGTCTATCTTCCTGTATTTCTTCTTCCTCTGCCTCAATGCTTTCTTCCTCAATAATATCCTCTTCCTCTTCGATAATCTCTTCTTCTTGTTCTTCAAAAGTTTCTTCTGTTTCTGCAAATTGTTCCCTCTCCTCTTCAAACTCTTCCTCAAAGTGTTCTTCAAAGTGTTCTTGCATTTCTTGCATTTCTTCTTCTGTAATCTCTTCTTCTATAAATATTATAAAATCATCTTCTCTTTCTGTAGTATATATTTCAAAAATATCTATAACTTCTGTATCCGTAATATCTTCTAAAGGTATAAAATCTATATTTTCTAAGTCAGGAACAAAAGAGTCATCAGTAAAATTAAAGTCATCGTCCAATGATATATGTTCATCTTCTAAATAATATTCCTCAACAAGAATGATATCAGTAATGCTAATAGTAGCATCATAGTCATCACTCCCAATGTGCCCATAGCTAACATCTTCAAAAACCACTTCTCTTCCGTATAAGTTTGTTTCATCTTCGTGAAATCCATAAAAGTCCTCCTCTTCATCATAACCAAACAGCATGGAGTCTGTTAATCCTGCCCCATACAAGTAATCTTCTTCTTCCTCAAAACTATTTGTTAAATCATACACATCACATAAGTCACTAAAGTCTGCATCTATTAAACATTCAGAAGAAAGATTACTAAAAGATTCATCTATAACTTCTGCCGTAGTTAAACTAAAATCATCAGTGACAACATAGGTAGAGCTATTATTGTCTTCATATCTTAGATAAGTCACAGCTTCATTATTACCTTGTAATCCTATTGTTATGTCGTGATTCTGTATGCGTAACTCGTCATACCTAAAAGAAATTTCATTAGTCGTTTCGTAGAGTATAGCTTGGAAGGTACTTTTTAACCCATTACTATACTCAGAAACATTGTCCCACATAATAACAAAGTATTGATCTGTATCTGCTGTTTGTCCGAATGTTTGTATGTAGGGAGATTGGTTGCCAGAGGATCTTCTAATATAATCAGACCATGCAGGGAATACAGAGTAGTTAAATGAAGTTGCAGGTAGCGTTTCTGATCTGTAATTTCTTACCCTTGGCACTGAAAAATTTGACTGGAAGGTAAAGAATCCGTTCATAGATATATTTACTTGAGAAAAAGTCTGATCATAGAAGGTGAAATCAAAACCGATATTTTTCATCCCTGACATATTATCGTCTCCAAGGCTTAATCCTTGGCCAGTTCCAGTTATATCAATGATAGGATCAGCACCAATCGTAAATACAGGATCGGTTGCCCATGCAGATGTCGTTAAAAATAATAGTGTGATTAGCCTGAACATATCTTGTGCTTAGGATATTTTTTACAGAAGTCACCTTTTTTGTATGCTTTTATTTCGTAATGAGTAAGTTCTTTTTTTACCTCATCCCAGTCTGGTCTATCTTGTGGGTTTTCTTCCCATGCAATTTTTGCTTCAGCGCCTATCTTACCTTTATACGGACAAGGACTGCCTGCTTGCATCATCGAACGCCACACGCGAGCATCCTCACAAAGTAAAGCAACAGCTGCTACCTTCATCCCCATGTCATAGAGACCTTTGGAAAGTTTCAATCTTTCGCAGTTTTCGTCTCGTACACTTCTACCAGTAGATATACCAAAGAATTGTGTCTGAACGGCTGATGAAGCGCCTGAAGTGCAAAGGTCTTGAGAATAGGACATGATGGAAGGGGCCACCGCTGACGGAGGCGGACTTTTAACTCTTTGTGTCACCTTTTGTGAACTATTACTTGTGGAATTATTTGTGTTCACATTTTGTGAAGTGTTGTTGTTGGTGTTCACATTCTGGTTGTTAGTTGTAACATCGGAAGTTGATGAGCTAACATTGTTATTGTTGTTAGTATTTGTTGAAACACTTGTTGAATTATTGGTATTCAAGTTGGTATTTTCTGAAGTTGCGTTGTTAGTTATCAATGAAGTGTTGTTAACATTTTGCGTCTGATTAATTGTGCTCGTCACAGTTGATGTATTCACATTTGTGTTATTCGATGTGGAATTATTTGTCTGAGAAATTGTCGTGTTGTTGGTATTAAAATTATTATTTGTGTTCGTGCTAGTGCTTTGATTCACATTGGTATTATTATTGGTATTGGTATTGTTTGAGGTTACTGTGGAGGTCGTAGTGGTCGTGTTTGTAATATTAGAATCCTCAGCAAAAGCAATTATGCTGACTAAACTAACTGCCGAAATTAATATCGTTATATCTCTTAAATAAGTTCTTATCATAATTCCCCGAAAGGTGAGCCTACCATCTTCTTAATTTTTGGTACCTCTAGTAAAACTCGATCCCTCTCAAGGTTCATTTGTTCTATTAGACTCTTTCTAGTAGAATAGTCAATACTTTTATCTCTCATAATTATGTTTCTTTTTGTTCTCCATTTACTTAGGTATCTTTCTATCCATCTTAACCTTCCTTTGTTCTTATAAAGATCACCATAACTTTGCATTAATGCCTCGACCTCTTCAAGTCTTCCTTCTTTTCTTAATTTATTCATTGTTCCTATTAATCTATCAAGCTCTCCTCTCATTTGATAAAAATCTTGAACTAAACCACCACCATGAACACTGTCCATCGCAAATCTTTTAACAAGAGGAGTGTTGTTAATATTCATTGGTATTACAGGCTCACCTACAGCGCTTCTTGAAACTATATCAGTAGCTAAAAGACCATAAGTTCCTATAGTTCCTAAATAACCTCTAGCAACATGATCAATTTTTAATGGAGAAATATTTAAAGCAGCTCCAACAGACCTTGCCCATAAAGATGTGTTTTCATTATATCTTTCTTCAGGAATTCTACTTGATAACATCCAATAAGGAACAATCTCTCTACCAGTGTAATCACTTTTATTATTAAAAGCTTCTCTTAAAGGAGCTATAATTTGCCAGTTCCAAGGAATAACTTTAAATGTTGTTTCCATTTGTCTAGTTAAAGCATCTCTAAATTCTTTAAAATTATCATCTCCTAATGTTAAATTTAAAAATCTTTCTGGTAATACTTTTGTTATTACGCCTACTTCAAAAGGTATCGGTAATTTAAAACTATATCTATCTCCCATAGGTATAATCCAATTATCATCTCTTATTTCTTTTTTAGCATTTAATTCTTCATACTCATCAGAGTCACTAACCATTAACCAATAAAGAGCAGTAATACCCATTAAAGTTACCATTCTTGTAAAAAACCTTCTTGCGTTTGTTCTTTGCAATAATGTTTTAGTTTTGTCATCCAATCTATCTAAATATTGTGATGAGTATTGTCCTGATCCAGCTCTATATAAAACATCTAAACCTTGTATTCTTGCATTAAGGAAAGGTATTGCTGTTGTAACAACTCTAAATAAAGGATTACCTCCCCTTCTGTTAAAGTTAATAATTTCTAATGCTTGAAAAGAAGCCTCTATAGCGCTTCCTGTTTTTTTATAAACATCTTGGAATACTGCCTGTCTTGTAGCTGCATCAGAACGAGTTGTAAGATTTCCCATTTTATCCCAAAGTTTTATAAATGCATTTTCAGGATCAAGACCTCCATTTTTATCTCTACCCATATTTCTTAATTGTTTATTCATAAATTTCATAAAATCTTTTGGGTCTCCAGCAAGGTCATAACCGCCTACTACACCGTATTTTTCTAAGTTTGATATATCTGATCCAAAACCTCTAATTGTGCTTAAAAACGGTGTTATATCAGCTCCAGAGGTAGCGTAAGCTGATAAAGTATCTCTCATCATATTTACTACTATAAATGCAGGGTCTCTTGTTACCATTTCTCTTAACACAGAAGCTGGTGCTCCAACAAATTTAAGGAAACCATTTAAAGCTGGTTCTCCTAAATTTTCAAAAGCGTAAGCTATACCTGGATCATCAACATAGTAAAAAGTTTCTTCTCCATTAACTTTAGCGGCCATAACTTTTGTTTTATCCATAGGAACAAAAACGCCATCTACATTAATACCTTTTTCCATTTCTTTTCTTAAGCCTTTTCTAAGGCCTAAAGGTATAACCATATTTTCTATATTAGCTTCATCTTTTGGAGCTACTTGCTGACCAAGTTTTAGCATTTCAATAGTTCTTAATCTTGCTACATTTTTCTGACCAGCAGATACAATAGAAAGCCAATTTTTCATTATAGCTTCTACTGGATTTTGAAATTCACCTGTTAATTTAGTTGGGCTTACAGCAGTATCAAATACATCTTTAAAACCATTAGTTTCATCTATATTAAAAATGCCATAACCAGGGTTATCACTGCTTTCATATTCTCTATAAAATGGATAGAAAGAAGCAAGTTGTTTAAATAAATCACCTTGTTCTTGATCTAAAAGATTTGTTGTTATAGCGTAATCAATTACTTTATCATTTAAAGCATCGTATATATCTGCTGCTTCTTTTATTTGTGGTTTATTTTCTATTAACTTTTCAAAATAAAAATCATTTTCTAAAAAGTTTTTTAACATATTGTTGTCTTCTAATTGTTTTTTTAATTCCGACTCATCAAGTAAATCATTATCTCTTAATGATGTTACCCTTCTCCATATCATGTAGTTTGCAAAATCTTGCTCTAAAGAAATAGTTTTTTTAGAACCATCTTCATCTATAACTTCTTGATGAAGCTTACCCAACATATTTAAAAAACTAGCATTTACTGTTCGACCTTGATCATCTATTTCTAATTCTACTGGTACTACTGCTGTAGTTCCATTTTTCCAATCATTTGTTACCCTACCTTTACCATCTACAAATTGAAAAATACCTCCATTTTTAATCGACTCTCCTAGAAAAGCTCTTGCTCTTTCAGAAAATGTTATTGCTGCTTGAGCGCTTGAATCAGCTCTTATTAATTTTTCTGCCTCTTCATCTTTTCCTGCTTCTTTTGCCCATTGAGCAATTTTATCTTCTTCTTTTCTTACTTGATCGTATTTATCTATTGCCCCTCTTCTTATTTTTTTAAATATATCTGTGTCAAAAAGTGTATCTTTTCTATTTTCTGAAAAAGTTCCTTTACCCATCATACTTAAAAATGGAACATTAAGAGTGTTTAACATCTTTCTAGCCCAATGTATTTCTTGATCTTCTTTATAAGTTATAGATTTAAATGGAGTTCCATAATTATCAAAATCAGCTTTTTCTGCTTTTTTACTTGCTTTGTAATCTTCATCTATTTGATTATCATAAATAAAAGAAGAATCGTTATCAGAATTTAACATTCTGTTAGCAGTTTCTATTGCGGTAGCTGAAGCATATCTTAAATTATACGGAGGAATACCTCCTGTATTAATAGATAAATTTACTTCTTCTAATTCTTTTTTAGCTCTTTCTACTTCAAAATTATCAGCGTCTTGCCCTTGTTCTAAAGCTGATAAAGGATCGTTTAATGCTGATATACCTTCAGGTGGTATGGGAAGTTTTTCTAACTCGAAGAAGTTTCTGATTTCTCTTTCAATCGGTTCAAAAAGTGTATTGAAGGCTGCCGTTTGTAAATTGGATGATCCTGAGACACTGGCGTAACGCCTGATTCCCTCAAAAGGCGTTGGTCTAATGTTTCCGTCTTTATCTTTTCCCCCTCTGTAATGTCCTTCTTCTCTTTCAAGTAAATCTCCTTCTGTGTTGAATGAATTTAATTCTATAGGTGTTCCTAATATATTACTAATGTTTTCTTTTAAAAAAGCAGCAAACTGAGATGCTCTTTCTTCCATCTCTGCTTTATTTTTAAGACCAAAACTACCGACATCCATAAAGAAAACACTATTATCTTCTGGTATCATTTCTAAAGTAAATCCTAAATTATTACCTTCAAAATACAATCCTTTACCATCAGCTCCCTCAGCTAAAGCTACAACATCTTCTCTTGAAATTGGCTCACCATTTTCTTTTCTTATTATAATACCTCTATAATCACCACCATAATTTGGTTGTGATATTACTGTAGCATCTTGCCTTAGAGCAGAACCTAAAATTTGAGCAATAGAAGTAATTTCATCAGTGTCATATCTTAATGTTGGAAATGTTATAATATAACTTGGTTCTGCTTTTCCGTTCCACCCACCATAAGTTTTTCTTATCTCATGCGGAATACCCATATCTTTTACAAATTCTATTTGCGGTCTTCCAGAATATTCATTTGTCATTGCGTTAAAAAGTCTGTCACTTAAATCTTCCATTTGATTTAAACTTAATGCTTCTGACATATTTAAAGTATCAACACCAGGATTAGGTGAAATAACAATTGTTGGAGCTACTGCTTGATGTAAGTAATATAATGGGTCTAAATTACCATTCCACCCTAGAAAATTAGCTCTTCCTTTATATAGAATATCATTAATACTACTTAAACCTTCATCTAAAGAAGAAGAAACATCAAAGTCTTCACTTTTTTTCATTTCTTCAAAATCTCTTACAGACCTAGCTACATATTGATCTTTAAACAAACCATCTATAGTAGCATCACCAAACTGTTTTTCATCAGTTGTTCTTCTTCTTTGCTCAAACCAACCTAAAGCCTGTACTTCATCTGGAGCAAAAGAACTTGAACCATCTTTTGTTTCATAAGCTTGAGTTGATAATACAGTATTTAAAAACTGCATTACAGATTGTTCATTAGCTGTAGGTATATCTCTTAATTCACCAGCTTGCTTATGAGGTTTTCCTTTATTTTTTCCAGATTTAATTACTTGAGGATAGACAGGTTCAAAACCATAGGCTCTCATCATATGAATATCCATAGTTCCAAAAGGAAAAAAGTCTCCTTGTGTTCCAGCAAACATACTTCTAGCAAAAGTAGGGGTTTTTGCATAACCTATATCCGATGTATTCCAATTACCTTCTTTATACATTTTAGCAACTGATTTAGCCTGTTGCCCATTATATATAGCATTTTGTTTTAATCTTTTTGTTAGTGCAGCTTCTGATGGTAATTTACCTAATTCTTCTTTAATTTTTCTTATTTCCATCATTGTATCTAATGTTTGCATAAGATTAGAATTAACAGCATTTTGCCCTGATGTTATAGCTAAAACAACAGAAAATTCTACCATATTTGCTGGGCCTACAATTGATTGTATGGTTTTGCCAAATCTTTTATACCAATGAGAATCATTTCCTTCATTGTAACTTTTAACAATTCTATTACGAAGTGTTTCTATATTTGGTATATTAATACCATCTGGTAATTCTACACCCATATCTTGGAATATAGCTTCTATTTGTTGTTGACCAAATTGACCTTCTATTCCATTTCTTCTCATTGCTTCGTAAACTTCAACAAGTCTTTTTGTAACTGGATCACTAGAAACAACTGGATATCCTACGCTAGTTTGATTTAAATATTGATAAGTTTCAGAATTTGGACCAGGGTTCTTAACTGGAGATATAGAATAAGAAATTTTATCTGAAGGAAGTAATTCTGGTGTTTCTCTTTTTGTAAATAATGTTTCTGCTTTTGAATCTATTCTTCTATCTTCTTCATCATCATCAACCTCATCTTTTGCGTCTTCTATACCAGCAGTTACTACTTCTACAATATCTGATTGTGCTTCTCTTTTTCCTACTTCTCCTTCAGTAATAGAAAGAGCAATAGCATCATATGTTTCTGAAGAATTAAACCCAGAACCTTTTAATCCACTAATAATTGATGTAAAGAAATCTAATATTCTTTGTAATAAACTTCTTGGCTGTCCTGTAACTATTTTATTATCTTTAGACCAAGCTCTATACATTTCTGCAATAGCTTCTTCTTCTATTGCTTCTATATCCATTCTTAAATTAGGGTTTATTCTTGCAGCTCTTTGCACAAATGTTTCTTTTCTTTTTGCAGAGTCTAAGTCATAAGATTCAGGAACAAGAGTATTAGTTGCATACTTTTTAAGATTCATAAGTTCTTTATTTTTAAATAATTTTAAATCAATTAATGCGTGAACAATCTCATGGTCTAATACACTTGATAAAGCTGCTTCTATATCATCTATATGTTTATTTAAATCAGGGTCTATAGATTCAATGTTTAAAAATATTGTATTTAATCTTGATAAATAAACTCCTTCTGTATTTTTATCTAACTCTCCAAATTTTTTAAAATTATTTTCACTTCTTAAAATAGGTGAAATAGCAATCGCAAGTTCTTTATTATTACTAGTAAGTTTTTTTAATTTAGGTTCTAAGTTTTTTCTAATTACTTGAGCTTGTCTTTCTCTTGTTATAACTTCTTCTGGAGTTCTCTCAATAGCTTGAGGCGCTTCTCCTGCTATATTAGCAGCAACTAATCTTTCTCTTAAATCATTAGATTGCATTTCATCAAGGCTTAGTTGATTTACTCTTCTTCTTTTAAACTCACTTTCAACCATGGAGTTCATTTCACCTAAATCTGTAAACATAGGGCTATTAGTATTAGGAAATGTTAATTTAGCTAATCTACTAGCGTAATCTCTCGGAGATTCCATAAAAGAACTTCCATTTTCATACATATATTTTTGAAAAAATGCCTCTCCTTCAACAGATTTACCATTTTTTAATTTTAAACTTCCATCAAAAAACACATATTTATTATTTTTTGTTTTTGTTAATCTTTTACTTTGTAACAATCTGTTTATTAATTGAGTTGTTTCTGCTCCAGAAGTTTGTGAGATATCTTTTATTTCTTTCCTTGTATATTCTTTTGGAGTTCTGTGAGTTGCTACATCTGCTAACAATCTTTTAAGAGGCTCTTTATCAATTCTATTTTGCTCTGTAAGAACATTAGTAACATCTAACATAGGGGCAGGATTCAATCTTCTCGGTATATCTTGCAATCTAACTGCAAGTAATTCTTTTTGACCTCTTGTCATTTTAGCAAAATCTTTAGTGCCTACTATTTTTTTAGAGTATTCTTTAAATTCTGGAGAGTTAGTAGTAGATGTTAAATTTTTTGCTTTAAGAACTTTATTAATAGATTCTACTGTAATATTTCCATTTTTATTTCTTGCTTGTTTTAAAGCTCTTTTCCCTTGTCTTTTATCAGCAGATTCAGCTCTTCTACCGAAAAACAAGTCAACGCTTTTTTTATTTGGTAATAATTTATATTTTACCGCATCTTCAAAAGATACATATTCTTTTTTTAGTAATGATTTTTTATTTGAATCTTTTAATTTAGATGCTCTTTTATCTAATTTTTGACTTAAATCATCTCTAATTTGTTTTCCATTATTTCCTTTTGGATTTTCATCTAAATTTTGAGCTAATTCTGTTCTGCTTATTGAAGAATATTCAGGAGCAGATGTTTGTATTAAAATAGATTGATCAGTAGAATTACCAACAACTCCTAACTCATTTGCATCTTTTGATACTTGAGCCATTCTTTTTGCGTCTTTTATTTCTCTATTAAGTCTATTAACTTGATTAATAGCTGTTGCTTCTTGATTAACTACTTCTATTATTCTATTTGTTTTTTTATCTACAATGTTCCAACCATTTCTTCCTTGTTCAACAACAGGAGATAAATTTAAAATATCTTCTCTATGTATTTTATGTTGTTTCTTTTGTTGTTTTTTACCTGCATTTTCTTGTTCGTCTGCTAATATAATTTGTTCTTCAGTTGATTCTGATTCATTGTAAGAAACTTCTATAGCCTTTCCACTTTTATCAAAGCCAGTTCTATACCTACTTCTAGGAAGGGCTACCTCTGACATTAAATCAACAAAAGCACCAACAGAAGCGCCAACAGTAAACTCATCAAAAATACTTTCTCCAACATCTAATGAAGGATCGTAAAGACCTTTTGCTACAGCTCTTTGTAACAGTCCAGCACCAGCTTCTTGAATACCTTCACCAAGCGCTTGCCCTCCAGCGCTACCAGCTAAATAAGCTCTGGATTCTTTTCTTAGTAATTGACTTAATGCATCATTAACTAATGCTTTACCTTCTGCTGACTTAGGTATTTTTCTAAATATTCTCCAAAGAGGAGCTAATTCTGTTAAACCTATTGCTCCACCAGCTATTTTTGAAAGAAATTGATCTGACCCAGATATATCTAAACCTTTTTCTCTAGCTAATTCTCTGTAATCTAATTGTTCAGATGCTCCCATACCAACAGCTAAAGGAACTGTAGAAACAGGCATTCCAAACTTTTTTGCTGCTAATGCTTTTGATGTAAGGTCTAGTGCTTTTCCTGTTCTTCCTGCTGTTCCTAAAGCAGAAGCTGCAAGACTTGTTCCACCAGATAATAAAGCTGGAGCAAAGAAAGAACCTACATTACCAACACCAGAACCAAACTTAACCATAAAAGAATCTTCATAACCCTCTCCAACTGCCCAAGGGCCTTCTGTATTCCAGCTTTCTGTCCAGTCTTGAACAGCATCTAATATAGGATTATCATCATCCATACCACCCAAACTTAAAAGACCTTCTACAGTCATTCCAAGACCTTGTAAAAATCCTCTAGGAACAGATTTTGCTGTTTCTCCTATACTTCCTAATATAGTTCTATTATCTCCATCAGCTGAAAAGTTTTCTCCGTATTCTTCTGGAAAATCTTCTGCTAATTTTACTCTTAAATTAGATTTTAGTTCTTCAGATGGGTTTTCAGGAATATCTAAAATTCTTCCATCAGGTAAATTAAATAGAGGCATTTAACCTCCTACATAACTTTTAGCTTTAAGAATATTCCCACTTGTTTGAGGACCTACACCTGTAGCAGCATTAACAATAGCGCTAAGTTTTCTTATTTCTTCTTGAATATCTTCTGGGGTTCTTCCTCCAGTTATAGCAGGTTGTTCTAATTCTTTTCTTAAATCTTCTATTCTATTTTGTATTATAGTGAGTCTATCTTTTCTACTTAAAGTTTGCCTTTTGTCTTGTGTAGCAAGTAAATTTAAAATACCTAATCTATCTTTTGAAGCTTGTCTATCTTCAGCTACTAACATTTTCTGTATTCCTGGGAAACCTTTAGCTATATCACCAGGTTGAGTTGCTTGAGAAATAGCACTACCTAATCCAAATAATAAAGATGTTGTTTTGTTTCTTTCTCTTTCTTCTTTGCTCGGTAATCCTAATATTCCAGCATATCTTTCTACTTGGTCAGCGATATAATCTGAATCTTCAACATCAAGTTCATCTGATTTTTCTACAAGAGCTTTTTCTTTTTCTTCAGCGTCTATTACAGATTGTGGTTTTACTATTTCTTCTGTTTTTACTCCATATTTTTCAGCTTCTGCTTGTTCTTCTAATTGTGTTTTATATTCCTCTACTTTTCTTTTTTCTATTACATCGTCATACAAATCAGCTTCTTTTAAAATGTCTTCAACTTTTTTATATTCTGAAAGAGGAATATTACCAACTCCATACTGAGCCTCTAAATCAGCAATAATTTGATTAGCCCTAGCTCTAGCATTTTTAGCATTTTCTTCTTGTATGTATTTATCAGCTCCTGGTAAATCATCAGGACCTTTCATATAATATGGATCAGGCATAGGTCCAGCCATAGACGATACTCCTATATATGGAATATTTCTTCCTTGATTAAATCTAGCAATACCGCCTGTCTTATAACGATTTTCATTTGTTGTGATATCCATAGTATCAATACCTGCTGCAATATCTAATATTGTTTCATAATCAGCGTCAGGGTACATTTCTCTAGCTTTTGCTATTTCTTCCTTAGTGGGTTTTGGAATTGATGTATCTAAACTAGTTAAACCACCTTCGTTATATAATTTAGATTTAACTCCGTCTTTTTTTAGTCTATCTTTATACTTATCATACTTACCAGAAAAATTTTCAAGTTCAAACTGATAGCTATCTTCGTGAACTAATTCAGGATAACCTCTTGCTAAATTTATTGAATCTTTTTTAGAAGTGCCTTCAATACCATCAAAAGTGTTTAAAAATAAATCAGGAATATTCATTATCATTCCTATAGTATTATCAACTGCTTCATTTCCTGTATCAGTAACTGGCGTAAATATATTTCTAAAAGCACTTGGAAGTTCTTTTTTAGAATCTACATTTAAATAATCAGCAAATTTTTTACCTAATTCTGTTCTTGTATCATAATCTACAATATTTCCATCATCATCATATATAGGTGGATAATCTTCACGCTGTGTAAAACCTTCTCTTGGAATACCAAGCATTTCTCTAATATCTCCTAATCCACCTTCATTATACCTAACAGCTCCTCCATCTGCCATCATTTGAGGGCCAGCTTGAGCAATTCCCCCTGCTGGATTAACCTGGTTTGAGAGAGATGAGGAGGGACCAAGTGTATTAATGCCAGCAGGAGGTTCGCTTGCAGATTCATTAACTAAATCTTGAGCGACAGTAGTGTCACCAACCATTGACGCTTTGTCAGCGTCATAAGCCTGCTTATAACGGTTTCTTCTTTCTAACTCTGTTAAAACAAGATACTGAGGAAAAAGACCATCTGGTTGTTGTGCCATTTGTACTAATCTTTGCATAGGAACATTTTCAAGTTCGTATTGTTGTTCAACTAAATTTTGTCCTAAATTTGCCATTAGCTACCTCCTCTCATTGCATTAAACATACCTAAACCACCTAGACCTAATCCAAGTGCCTGAGAAAATAATCCTGGTCTTTGTTGATACTGACTTACAGCTCTATCTGGTTGTGTGTAAGAGCCATGTAACATATTGCCATACATACCTAATTGTTGTTGAGGATATCCTTGCTGTCTTAAGAAATCTTCATAACCTATATCAAGACTTGCTTGTTGCATTCCTCTTTGATCTGCTCCTACTGCTTGTAAAGCGTTTAATCTGTCCATAGCAGCAGCTTGTCTTGCTTGACCCATTTCATTTAAATACTTAGCTTGTTCCATTCTTGACATTCTATCTTGAGTAAATCTATTTGAAGCATCCATAAATGCGTCTTGTCTTCCTCTATATTCTAAATCTTCTAATTGTCTGTTTCTATTACGCATTCTTTCAGTTTGCATAATAGCTTCTCTATATCCTCCAAGACCACCTGTTCTTGCAGCCTCATCTCTTATATCTCTGCCCATCATAGCAGACTCTCTTCTTATTTCTCTTTTAGCTGGGTCTAATGCTTGAGCAAAATAAGGAGACATATATGTTCTTGATATTGTGTTATTCATAGCAGCTGGAAGATTTTCCATCATATTAACACCTTGCCTTACTTGCCTTGGATCACCAACTCTTGCAATATTAGCAATACCTTGTTGAGCAAATTGTTCTGCTGGAGAATAACCTACTAATCTAGCTTGACCATAAGGTTGATAAGGTTGAAGGCTTTCAAACTCTGAACGCCTAAGTAATGCCTCAAATTCATCTTGAACATATTCAGGTAAATTAGACTGTGTTACAGTTGATGTTGTATGGCTTGGTCCGCCACCACCTTTAAATCTTCTTACTCTTCTTCTAAACATTAATTTAAAAACCTTTTCTGATAAGCTACTGCTATTTTATCCCAAGAATCATCTTTCAACCAGTTCCAAAAACCAGGTCTTCCTAAAGCTTCAATTCCATCACACTCAGAATCTTTAGCAAATTTTTCTACAACTTCTAATCCTTCTTTAGTCCATCTATCTTGATGTCTACCAGCTAAATGATCAATATTAAGCATTCTTAATCCTGACGGATAGTCATTTATTTGGGTTATACCACATCCTAATATTTCAGGATATCTTTCTTCTTCATAAAAAATCCATAAATGACTTTCACCATATAAACATTCTTGTAATAAATCTGATGTGCTTGTTCTTCCGTAACTTCTTTTAATACTTTTATTTAATAGTTTCTCTACGAAAGGCCACACATGACCTAAATCTTTTGGTTGTACTAATGTTTGTTTTACCTTCATACTGGCATTACCTCATCTAAATCAATTGGATCAGGTTGTTGAGGACTTCCATGTTTAGCGTAACGAACTCTTTGCATAAAATCATCCATTATCTCTGCGCCTTTTTCATTATTACCATCGCCCAAATCACTTACAACATCAGCAGTAACAATATATTCACCTGGGCTTAAAGCAACTTCTTCTTCTCCTAAAGTTCCAGGAACTCTATCATCCATTCCTCCGCCTTCACCTTCAATCATTCCTTTTGTTTGTTCTGCTTCAGGATTTAAATAAGCTTTTAAATTATCTAATTGCTCACTTCCAAATAAAGCAACAAATTGAGAAACTATTGTTCCATCATCTTGTATTTCACCTAAAATTACAGAAGATGTTTTTCTTAGTAAATCTTTATCTCCTTCTGATAAAGGTTGTCCTTTTTGCTCTGCAACATCTTCAAAAGAAGATACTAGTTGCTCTACTTTAGGATTAGACATCGGTTGTTGCATACGACCTTGAGGTAAAGGTTGCGCATAATCTTCTATTGTTGCTAGTGAAGGGCCTCCTTCTTGATATCTATCTACAGTTCCGCCCTCAGCCCATCCTATATTTCCAAAATTAAACCCTGCCCCATAAGGATTAAAATTAATATTATAAGGGTTATTGTAAGGTTGAACTGTATTATTTGTTGTATTAGCTGTTGTATTAGCTGTTGTATTGTTGGTTATAGTATCTGTTCCAGCTCCCCCTGGTAATGTAGTTGTAATATTACCTCCAGTTAAACCGCTTGTATCAGGAATAGTAAAAGTACCTCCGCCTACACCTGAAAGATCGAAACTTTGTCCTGCATAATCTTCAATAGTAACTATACCATCGCCATTAGTGTCACCATCAACAGTAGTAGTTATAGTATCATTACCTGCACCACCGTCTACGGTATCAGTACCTGTGCCACCGTCAACTGTACTTGAACTTGAGCTTGAGCTTGTTCCTATTAGAACCCAATTTCCGTTTTCATCTTGTTCATGTGTTACTTCTCCTTGAATTTCTTCAGTTCCATCACTGTAATAAACAGTAGAAGTACCATCAGGATTACTTACTGTATTTACTACAGTCTTTTCTGTTGCTGACCCTATTTTAACCCAAACACCATTAACTAATTCATGCGTTACTTCGCCTACAATTTCTGTCGTAGTATCACCGAATGTGGGTGAATCAGGATTTTGATCTGTTTTTGTAATTTGTATTTGACCATTATCTAATGTAACTCTTCCTGTTTCTTGATAATCAGGGTCTTTATTTTTATCTTCTTTCTTCGTTGTTCCTACTTCTTGTTTAGTTGTATTGTAAGTAGGTGAATTAACATTTGTATCTGTAAATATAGTTACAGTATATCCATCATCATTTACATAACTATCTGTTTCAACCCAATTTGGGTCTTTCTCGCCTTTATCCTCTTTATCCTCTTTATCCTCTTTATTTTCATTTTCATCTTCTGTAGTTTCTGTTTCTGTAGGTTTACCTTCTATTTGAGCTAATAATTCATCTATTCTTGCATTAAGTGAAGCTATTTGATCTTCATAAGGATTAGGTTGAGGTTGTGTATCTGCTGGCGGTAAAACTGGAGCAGGGCCTCCCATTATTGGATCACGGTATCCTGTAAAAGCAGGAGTTCCATATCCACCGCCACCGAATATATCGTCAAATGATTGGTCAGCATATTGATAATAAGGCATATTAGCCATATATTCATCCATATATGAAGACCTTCCTATTTCCTCATTACCCATTAAAAACTCATTCCAGTCTGAACCGTAAGCATATGGATTAACGCTTAAATCTCTTTTATTAGGATCAATTTCTGGAGTACCTCCAGGATTATCTGGAAGAGTTATTTCACCAGTAATTGGTGTATTAATAGTAGTTCCTCCTGCTCCGATAAGAGCTTGATTTCCTCTAATATCAGTAGCGCTTGGAGCAAGATTAGTTAAGTATTGCCATTCTGGCATAAACCCAGGCATATAAGTGCTAGGTGTAGCGTTATAACCACGAGGAGGTGTTGCTCCTATTTCTGTAGGAGGTCTAAACTGACCTGGCTCTCCTTCATACTGATACCCTGTCTCCTCTGGTGTTCCGTCTTCTCCGTCTCCTCCTGCGCCTGCTCCATCACCTGGTTTTGTCCAGTATGGGTCTTGGAATGTTGCTCCATTAGGACCTGTCCAAGTTCCTGTGCTTGAATCATATGACCAACCATTTGCTACTAAATAAGGATTGTTACCAGGCCCATAATGACCTGGATTAATATTTCCAAGATCGCCACCTATATTAAATCTTCTAACAGCTCCGCCTTCATTTCCGTATCTACCAGCATAAGGACCGCCTAATCCTGTTGGTCCAGAACCCCCAGCTGTTCTTGTTGGGCCAGTTGGATTTAAAGCTACTCTTCCTGGTATTTGTTCTACATAAGCTGCTTTATCAGCTGCTCTTTTATCTTTTCTTGCTTGTTCTGCATTTTCCATGCCTTCTACATAATCTTTATAGTCTTCTTCTACAGCAATTCCACCCATACCAACTCCTATAGGAGCAAGATTTGCTGGGTTCATTAAAGCACTACCAGCGCCTTTCATTCCTGCTTCAGTAAACATACCACCCATTCCTGGTTTATTTGCAGCATCTGTTAAAGCTGCTCTTTGTATTTCACTTAAACCTTCAAGACCTTTACCTGTAAGTTGCATTCCTGCGTCAGATAATTGAACAGGACCAATAGCGCTAACAGGGTTAGTTACTGCTGGAACAAATTCAGCGCTTACATTAGCAAGTGTATCAGGACCAACACCAGTTGCAGCACCAGCTTCAGCTAAATTTCCTGTAAGATTTGCTCCTTGAGCTACTTGACCAATACCGAAACCAGTAAGACCAGCTAAAAGACCTTCTTCAAGACTTCCTGTTGCAGCTGTTGTTGCAAGTCCAGAACCTAGAGCAGCGATACCTGAAGTTGCTAAAGGAGATAAAGCTCCTAAAGCTCCACTTGTTGCTAATGCTGTACCGCCTAAACTACCTAAAATAGGAGCTAAGAAAGGAAGAAAAGCTTCTGGATATCCTGTATCTGGATTTACAGTTAATGGTGTTAAACTTGCTAATCCTTCTACTTCAGCTGGATTAACATGCATTAAGGTAGTATCTCCGTAACGACCTCTGCTCGCTACTTGGTCTGCCATATTTTTATAAGGTTTATTGTAATTCATTATGTTGTTTCTACTCCAAATAAACTAAAACTTAAAGTACCGTTTGTTGCATATACTTGCACAACATCAGATTCACTTAAAGTAATACCTATTACTGCTGCGAGCGTATCTTTAGCATTAACGCTCTTATCATAATATATGAATTGCTTGTTGTCATCACTTTCATTTTTAACTTTTATTCTAACTCTAAATGTATCAGCAGTTGTTCCGTCTCTATTACATACAACTAAAGAACTAATTGTAGTTTGGGCAGGGAATTTAGCGTCAACACCAGTTCCTTCTCTTCTAGGAACAGTGTATAAAGTTGTTGCTGTTGCAGCACTTGGATTTAATTGAGCTAATACTTTATAATCATCTGCCATTTAATTTGTCCAATTTGGAGCACCTAAAAGCATTAATTGAAGTCTTCTAACGCTTTTAGAGCTATTTGTTGTTTTTGTTTCCTCTACTAAAGAAACTTTATTATCAATTTCATTCATAAAATTAATAACTTGTTGTCTAAATAAATCCTCATCTACTGAACTATATTCTTTCTGCGCTGGTCTTAAAGGTTGTCTTGCCATTATCTTCTTCCATCTTGATGCATATCAGCTCTTATACCATATAATTTAAAGAAAGAATCTTGATCTGTGTGCTCATATCTTAATATTGCAGCTCTTCCTCTTGCTCTAACATCTGTTTTTTTAGTGGTATTTGTTAAATTGTTAGTAGAAGATATTGTTGGTGATTCGCTTGGATAATCAGCAACTGATAATTTTGCACTAACATTAGAAAGACCGCCAACATCCATATCATGTATTAATGATTTTATAGCTATAAATTCATTTCCGTCAGCAATAGGAATAGAGCCACTTTCAATAAATGAAGTAAAATTAGAGCCTGTAGCATCAGCTGATAAACTATTAGCTCTATCTCCATCATCTTGTTTAACTAAGAAAATATTATTTGTATCAAATTGTTGAGCTAATAACATATAATCTTCTTCATATGCTGTTGCTCCTGCTGAACGCCACATATCAGATAATGTCCAAGTGTTTTCTACATAATTATAAATTACACATCTTGTAGGGTCAGCCATATCAGCAGCTTGAACTAAATCAGAATTAGCCGTTCCGCTACCTGAATATAAATTATTCATTTCATTGCTTGGGTAAAACCACCAGACTTCATTATATCTAGGATTAGCAACACTAAATATTTTTTGTTGCTCACTAACATCTAAATCATCAAATATATAATTTTGAACAGGACAAGGTATAGGTTCAACAGCTCCTGAATATCTATAGAATCCTCTTTCTCCCATAAAATATGTACTAGCTCCAGCATTTGCAGCAGCTCTTGGGGATATCATTGTTATGCCGTCTTGAATTTCATCAAATTGAAAAACAAGATTTCCTCCAATAAATTTCATAGAATACATA